ACTAATTATAGGGAGGAGAACTAAATGAATGGCTCGTCCAACTTTAACGCCCGCGCGGACAACAAGCGCGATAACATTACCAATCACTGGAAGTCACGGCAATGTCACAGGATCGCTTCCATTTGCAATGGGGCTATACACTGGTTCGCACGCTTTCCTTTCTGGTGCCGTAGATCAAGTTGCCTATACTTATAAAAAGTTAGGTGGAGATGTATTAGATATTGAGCTAACAGAGGGAAACGTATATGCCACTTATGAAGAGGCAGTACTAGAATATTCTTATATCGTCAACATACATCAGGCAAAGAATTCTCTTTCTAGCTTTTTGGGAGCGTCAACTGGCTCGTTCAATCAACATGGGCAGCTTGAAACTGGAAATGCGTTATCTGGCGCAAATGTAGAGCTTAAATTTCCTAGAGTTGATTTTACGTATGCACAAAAAGTTGCGAGAGCAGTATCTTCTCGCGCCGGATTCGGCGGAGAAAAGAATATATACTCAGCATCATTTGATACTACAGTCAATGAACAAGAATATGATTTACAAACACTAATTTCTTCTTCAGCTGCTGACAGTGACAACACTGCTTTTCCGCATTATAATAGAGTGGGAGATAAAAGAATTCATGTTACAAAAGTTTATTATAAAACTCCTCATGCAATGTGGAGGTTTTATGGCTATTATGGAGGGCTAAATACTGTTGGTGATTTGGCCAGCTATGGCCAATATGCTGATGATTCTACTTTTGAATTAATACCTGCATGGCAAAACAAGGCTCAAGCCATGGCATTTGAAGATGCTATATGGACAAGGAATTCTCATTATTCATATGAGATAAAAAATAATAAATTAAAGTTATTTCCTGTCCCCGTAACCTCAAGTCCAAATAAGTTCTGGATAGAATTTTATGTTGAGGAAGACCCATGGAATTCAGACACTTCACGCGGCAACGCCGGTGTTGACGGTATTAATAATATGAATACTTTGCCATTTGAAAATATTCCATATAGAAAAATTAATTCAATTGGCAAACAATGGATTAGAAGATTTGCACTAGCATTGAGTAAGGAAGTGTTAGGGAATATCCGAAATAAATTTACTACTATTCCAATTCCAGGCGAATCTGTTACATTAAATGGCGCAGATTTGTTATCTCAAGGGAAAGAGGAACAAGAGAAGCTAAGAGAAGAATTAAAAACAACGCTTGATGATCTATTATATTCAAAACTTGCAGAAATTGATGCATCAACAATGGATTCTGTTAATAAATTACAAACGAGAATACCTTTGAGTGTCTATGTAGGATGATGAAAAATGGCAAATAATGAATGGTCACAGCCAGCACAGCCGCCGCCCCCTTTATTTCTTGGTAAAAAGGAGCGAGATCTTGTTAAACAAGTTAATGATGAACTTATCGAGCGCGTAATTGGCCAACAAGTTCTTTATTATCCAATAGATATAATGCACACTAATTTTCACCCTTTGTATGGCGAAGCTATAGAAAAAACATTTTTGCCACCTATTAGAATATTTGCATTAATTGATTGGGAAGGGCATACTACAACAACGGATAATTTTGGAATTGATAAACGACCTTCAATTACCATACACTTCCACAAGAGGAGATTAACAGACGATCAAGATATGTTTGTGCGCGCCGGAGATTTTATTAGTTACGGTGAAGAATTTTTTGAGATTATGACATTGAATGAGCCTAAACAAATATTTGGTCAAGCACAACACAAGATGGAGATAGTTGCTAAATGTCTTAAGGCCCGCAACGGTCTATTTAATAGCAAATAAGGGAAAAACAATATGGCTAAAGGATATAAAGTTGGAGAAACACCTAACATAAAGAGAGTTGTAGAGGGTAACGTTCCACTTCGTGAAATTCCTTTTATGCCTTCCACCATAGAAACAGTAGACTTTGCTGTACACGATTGGGTTGATAATTTAAATATTTTTACCAAAACCAACGAGGCCTTTAAAAAAGTGCCAATATTATGGGTCTCACCAGAACGTGCCTTTCAGATGAAACAAAACAAAGAACTACACGATAAATTTGAAACATTAAAAATGCCTTTAATTACGATTGATCGTACATCAATGACAAAAAATCCGCTCAGCAAAGGTACTGCATGGGGAAATGTACATCCAGCTAATGATTATAAAGGTGGATCACTAACGATTGCGCGAAGAATTAATCAAGATAAAACTTCAAATTTTGCTAATGCCGATTCGTATAGATTAAACACAAATTCTGGACCTAAACAAGCTAATTCTCCGAGAAAAAATAAAAAAGTTGTTTACGAAACTATTACAATACCCATGCCAGTTTATGTTGATGTCATGTATTCAATAACTTTGCGCACAGAATACCAAGAACAAATGAATGATCTTGTGACTCCATTTATAACAACGCCTGGCGGGATTAATTTTGTTGTCGTTAAAAGAGATGGTCACAGGTTTGATGCTTTTGTACAACAGGATTTTGTTCAAGAGAATAATATTAGTTCGATGGGAGAAGAAGAGCGTACTTATAAAACAAAAATTGATTTAAAAGTTGTTGGACATCTTATTGGTGAGGGAAAAAATCAAGAAAAGCCAAAAATCGTTATTAGAGAAAATGCGGTAGAGGTTAAAATCCCAAGAGAACGAGTTATTTACGGAGATATACCAAATCATGTCGATAGAAGAGGATTTTATAGAGAATAAAAGGAATTTGGCTTTTTATATTACTATTTATTTAAGAAATAAACATTTCAAATGGAATTATTTTTAAGAAGTTAAAGGAGACTTACAAACATGTCAGTTAAGAAATTTAAATTTGTATCACCGGGAATTTTTATCGATGAAATCGATAATTCGCAGTTAACAGCAATTCCAGCAGATATAGGGCCAGTAGTTATTGGTAGATCGCAGCGAGGGCCAGCATTGCGCCCCGTACAAGTAAATTCATTTTCAGAATTTGTTGATGTGTTCGGAACTCCAGTTCCCGGCGGTGACGTAAAAGATGGATGGAGAGATCAGCCTCATTCTGCTCCCATGTATGCAACATATGCAGCACAAGCCTGGCTTAAAAACAATTCTCCTTTGACATTTGTTAGATTACTTGGGGCAGATCACGATAGTGCAGGGTCAACACAAGCTGCAGGTGTCGCTGGTTGGAAAACCTCGAACGAGTACACGTATTCTAATGCCAGCAACGGTGGTACGTATGGGCTATTCATTATTGCAAGCGCTTCTGCAGGCGGTATTCAGCAATTTGGCAGTCCCGCCAATACTGGTACTCTTGCTGCTGTTTGGTATATAGATAGCGGTCATATTCGTCTTTCTGGAAGTAAGCCCTCCACAATTGCCGGTGACGGGCCCGGCTATTTCGACGGCGTGGCCGAATTTTGTCCGCCTTCAAGTACAAATTATGAATTTAAGGCCATCATTGCAAAGGCTGATGATAACTTCAATGGATATGGCGATGTCGTCATGACAGCATCATTTAACTTTAGTGAAACTTCTGACAAATATATTAGAAAAGTTTTTAGTACGAACCCAGTTATGGCGAATAGTAATATTACTCAAGGTTCAAATTTGAAAACTTATTGGCTTGGTGAAACATATGAGCGCAACTTGGAAACTGAATGTGGCAAATTGAGCGACGCCTCAACAACTTCTCATGTTGGCATAATTCTTCCTTTGGGCGATAGTACGTACAAGCCTCACGCAATGCTGCAATCTACTGCCAATTCTAAAACTGGATGGGTATTTTCGCAAGACTTGAGCAACGATAATGCGGCATTCAGTGTTTATAATATGCAAAAACTGTTCAGATTTCAATCATTGGATTCTGGAGAGTGGAATCAGAATAATATTAAAATTTCTATTCAAGATATTGATTATTCAAAGAATGAATTTACTGAATATGGCACTTTCACTGTTTTAGTTAGAAAAATAGTCGACAATGATAATAAGGTGAAAGTGTTGGAGAGGTTTAGTAAAGTAAATCTTAATCCCAATGATCCAAATTTTATTGCAAGAGTTATTGGCGATCGATATAGAACTTGGTCTGACACAGAGCGAAGATGGACCGAGTATGGCGATTACGACAATAATTCAAATTTTATTAGAGTTGAGATGAATGAGGCCGCAAACGCTGGACGAGTCGATCCTTTATCGCTTCCGTTCGGATTTTATGCTCCTCCGCGATACAAGGGTTTTAGGATTATGTCCGGATCCTCGTATCTCTATGACCTAAATAATGACATGGTTCAGGTAACTGAACTCGCCGGTCATGGCAACCAGTCAATTCAGTCTTCTTCTTTTGTTTCTGGAAGGAGCAGTACTAATCTTGGTCCAATGGTGGGCACTAGTTCACACGGTACACGCACGGGCATAAACCCAACGCTCACATCTGGTGTTTTTGCGTCATTATATGGCGGCGTGGCCGCCGCCTTTACTGCTTCTTTTATACATCCAGCCATTGGATTTAGAAGCTCAAGTATGGAACAAAATACTAAAAATGCTAAAAAGGCATATTGGGGATTTGATTCTACAAAATATGGTACTAACGCCACTAGGTTTGAAAAGAGTAATATTGATTTGCTCAGAGCAAAACCAGGAGGCCTTAATACCGCAACAACATTTGGCGGAACCTCAGACTATCTAGATTATATGTGGATCTTCACTTTGGATGAGTTACAAGCAATGAGCGGAAGAGTTGTTTGGGTATCTGGTTCACGTGTGAATGGCTCATCGTACACTGCCACAAATAGTAGTTATAAATCCATATTAGATAACGACTATGACAGATTTACGCTGCCACTATATGGTGGTTTTGATGGTGTTGATATTAAAGAACAGGATCCATTTAATAATACGCGAGCCTTGGCTAGCGGTAAAACTGATTTGACACATTATGCTTTTAATTCAGTTAAGCGGGCCCTTGATTCTGTAGCAGATCCTGAAGTAGTTGAGTATAATTTGGCTACGATGCCTGGAATTCTAAACACAAACCTTCAAGATCATTTGATGAACATATGTGAAGATCGCGGTGACGCCATGGCTATTATTGACCTAGAAGGTGGATTTACGGCTTCTCATGAAAACACGGATGGTATTGAGGATCGGTTAGGTAGTGTAAGCACTAGTATTACAAACCTTAGGGACAGACAGTTAAACACAAGCTATGCATGTGCTTATTATCCTTGGGTACAAATTAAAGACACTATTAATGATAATTACGTATGGGTACCC